CTTGACGTCATAGCTGACTGGCCGGTCAATCGGGTGAGTGAACTGCTCCCCTGGCGCGTCGCACTGCCAACTGAATAACACATCCCCGTCAATACGGTTCTCGCTGGACGCTTACAGACAGCTTATCAATGGGATAGTGATAACGGCAGCACAAGCACAGGAAGTGAAACGAACGTATCGAACAGCACAGCATTCACTTCTACTGATTGTTTAGGCTGTGGCTTTGATGGAGACAGTACAACGGTAGGTAAAACCAGCTCTTCAGGCGACGTAGAAACCCACGTATGCCACCTTACTATTGTTGCTGACAATGACACTGACAAGGTTGTAACAGCTAAGCTGGGTGGCACTGTAGACGCTAAGTGTTATCAGCATTTTGCAAATAGCGTACACCTCGACCCTAACGCAGTTGCACGTTACAAGGACGCTGTAGCTAAGAATGAAGGGATTGGGAAGAGACGTAAGATAGGAGCCGCTATAGCTCTGATTGGGGGTGGTGTAGCAGCAGCCGCTTCAAACTAAATGAGAGGGGCAGGAAGCCCCCACATCATTACCCTGCTCAAGCGCTCTCACACTCTGGCAAAAGAGCCAACAGCTTATCAGCTAAGACCTTATCTACCTTGCCACTGTCTGTAATCTGCTGGCGTATTTCCGTGATAGTAGACGCAACCTCTTCTGTCATTTCACCTGCTGCTTCACAGCCGGTAAGTATTGGCTCAATGCCAGCAGCATCAATCTTGCTACCATTCACCAGCCCTTCAGTTATGAGGAAGATTTCATTCACTTCTTCAAGTGTTGCATTATCTTCAGCTACCTGCATTTCCTCAAGCTCTGCCTCAAGCTGTTTACGTCGCTCTTCCTTCTTCTTCTCAAGAATACGCGCCTTACTTTCCATAACCTTCTCTTTCAGGCTATTCACCAACTCAGGTGTTACAGTTGATTTGAGGGTTTCAAACAACAGGGCTTCTGTCTTATTCAGAATAACGCCACCTTCAGGAACCATCCTCAACCCTTCACGCTTAGCAACTTCTTCAGCACGAGCCTTAGCCACACTGTCAGACACAATAGCGTTCAGCTTCTTAACTGCCTTAGCTTTCAATTCATCTGTATCAACATCAGCAATAGCTGAACCGCTCAGCACGTCCTGAAGAATAGAATCAATAGATGTGGTAGCCCCTTTACCATCAGCGTTATTAGTAGGATTGGTTTTCTTTGCTGGAATATCCTTACCTTCAACCCAGTAGTTAAACTGATTGGTAGCAAGTGTCATTCCATTCTTGGCAAGATATTCACACACAGCTTTATGAACGTTTGTTTTTGCCACGCCTTTTTTAACCTGTGCCACCACAAATGGAAGCAGCTTCCTAGCCTCAGCAATACGAGCTTCTTTATTAACACTGTGCTTACGGAACTCAGCAGACTTACGGTCTGATACAGCATCACAAGCAGCCTTATTACCCAACACAGCCACATCAACACCAGCTTCTTCAATCGCTTTCTTCACTTCATTAGCAGTAGTCATAACTCTCTCTCAAATAATATAAACGTTAAGCCGTCAGACCCTGACAGAATGAACGGAAGTCTGATTCATTAGTGATGGCAGGAAGAGACAATACAACCTGCTCTTCATTCATATCACTCGAGCTGTATTCACCAGTAGCAACTACGTAAGTGATGGTAGTAGGTTCACCATGTTCACCCGTTGAAGCACGGAAGAAAACCATTTCAATTTTACCACTTACGCCATTCATCAAAGCACCAGCACCATTAACCGGAACGGTTGAGAATGGAACAAGTAAAGTAGTCATAATATTTCCTCTTGTTTGTACGCGTTGTTTGTTAACAGGACTCATATGCTAAGTCTGTCAATAGGGCAAGTAACTAACAAAACTGTTTATATTTAAACTTCTCTTCTAACTAGCTGAAAGTTCCAAGAACATAGTTAACAGCTAACGGAAACATAACGGAGCTAACGGAACCTATATGGATAGATAAGAACAGACAGAAGAACACATCTATTAAGGCGCGATAGAGGAACACATAAGAATGTCTGCACATGGCTGAAGGCCATAGATAACGGTAGATAACGGACTATCGCGCAGTTATTACCAGCTCTGCTGGACGCTGAAAGAAGAAAGAACACCAAAGAACAAACACACTTGCCACGTTAAAAGACTAAACTCCCCATCAATTGCCAGCCCGAACGCTAGCGAAGGGCAAAAGCTCCTTATGTTTGTTGCATAACAGGCCTAGGCATCTGCTTGCAGACACCGATGGTTGCACACAGCAAGCACACAGCACAGCAGGCACATACATCTAAGTTGTTGATACATATAGACAGTAAGTAGATTACCCTCATCTCTTGTGTATGTCTGAGTGATAGCGCCTCACTGTAACGCTACCTAAGCAGCCCACTGAATAAAGGGGCGTCATTATATAGGCGTCACGCCTGATGCTCACACGCTGCGATACACGGACACTCAGGCCCATCTACATGAACAAGACACGAATAGATATATATTGATAGTGAATATGTTTCTGTGTATGTCTGACAGACCCACCCCCCTATACCCCCTTTGCGTTTAAAGAAAAAAGACTGTTTAGCCATCGCAAGCAAGATTTGAATATTGAGGAATGAATATAGTATATAGGCATTTATTACATACATTCCTATGGATTAGACTGTTTCATACCCTCTTAAGTATCTGCCTCTTATTGAAAATTTTTTAAGAGGAATTGAGCATGAGCAGAGCAGGAAAGAGCGGTGTTGAAGGTGTTGTTGTTAAGGGAGATGCCTACATCGTAAGATTTAAAGTGTGTGGAAAACTCAAGCAATACGGTAGATATGAATGCATTGAAAAGGCCATTGCGAGGCGTGATGAGGTTAAGGCCATGCTTACCGGGGTGCCCAAACACTTACATGCACCTTATCCGAAATGGAAAGCTAAGTTTAAAAAGATTGAACTAGAGAAGCAGAAGCCCTCTGTTAATATCATTGGTGAAGGCCATGCTATCTACTGTCCTAATAAATTCTTCAGCTCTTATCACACAGAACAACAAGCAGAAGAAGCAGCAAATAACAGGAGTAATGTGTGGGTGGGCCTTCTAAGTGAACTGGCCTTCTAATTCAGCGTAATAGTAATAAGGCCTTCTAAATAAAGACCCGGCCTTCTATATAGCACGCCCTTCTATGTTTCTTCAGCGTCACAAGCAAACTTTATTTGCTTTGTACTAGCCAACTAGGACACTTTTGGTTGTTACATAGTACCTATCTAATACGGAACTTGTCATTCCGTTAATCATACCTTATAGAAAACCTCCTTACTCCTATTGGGAGGCTTTTCTTTTGACTTATAAAAGATGGTTGTTACATTTTTAGCTAACGACAAATAAATTGAATATATAGAGGCTTATTAAAATGAAAATGAAACGAGACGGTCGAACCGTATTAGCACACAAACGAATCTACGCCAAAGCTCAGGTTATTTATCGCATTGTCACTATCATGACAAACAACCAATTGAAGCTTTCTAAAGTAGCGCGTCTTTGTGGGCTGGATTACCAAACCATTCGAAATGGTTTTCACAACCCTAAACGCATTGGCCTTGAGCGACTTCATTACATTGAAGACACTCTATCAAAACAATTTAAATAAGGAACACAAACACATGTTAAATGAATATAAAAATGAAGCTCTCTATTCACTGATGAAACTGATTTATGTAGCTGGTAAACACACTGGCTATGAAGCAGCAATGAATGATGTATTTAAAACACAAGAGCGCATTGCTAACAACGCTCCTAGCTTCACTGCTATGGATGGTTATGAAAATGAGCGCCCTGTATCACTGGAAGATGCAGACAGCTATGAAGGCATCATTGCCTTGCTGCAAGGTGGTCTGTAATGGAAACGATTGTAAACCCTGAAACGGGTCGTGATAACAAAGGCCGCTTTGCTAAAGGTTTTGTGAATGGAGCCAAGAAGCGTACACCACGACAAATCACCCAACAGATTCGAGCCTTTGCAGCAGATAACAAAGTTACTGAGAAGGCTGTGAAGCAGCTCGTGAACATCGTTGAGAACAAAGATGGTAAAGCATCACCTTCTGACATTATCCGTGCCTCTGACCTTCTATTAAAGACCTTCAACATTACAGTTGAAAAAGATATTGATAAAGAGATTGCTGAAGATACGAATAAGACAATTGGTGAGATGTTTGCAGACCTAAAAGGAATGCAGAATAAATAATTAAGAGGCTCCTTTATGACCAGCAATATTTATGCGCTGGCTAAGGAGTTTGAAAGCTTAGATGTAAATGAACTGAATTTAGATGAACTCAATCAAGATGAAATTGAAAAGCTACACTTCTTAGTTAGTAAAAGAAAAGAATTCGAACGATTTAATAAGCTGGCATTCTGGAAGCCCTACCAATTCCAAAGAGATTGGATTGAAGCTAGTGCTACTTATTCACAACGCTACCTATCAGCAGCAAACCGAATCGGCAAGAGCTACGGTGCTTGCATGGAAATTGCAATTCACTTAACGGGCCTTTACCCGTCATGGTGGAACGGTGCTGTTATTGATGATGCCGAACATGATTATTGGGCTATTGGTGTTAGCCAGGAATCTGCTAACAACGTCCTGATGAAAGAACTGCTAGGTGTTAGTGATTGCCGTGACTTATCCAAGCTAGGCACTGGCTGCATTCCTAAAGATTGTATTGATGTTTTCAGTATGGTTAAGGATGGTGCTCGCTGCTTAAAGATTAAGATTAAACATTCTTCTGGCTTAGAAAACACACTTCACTTCTTTGCATCTACGCAGGATGAAAGCGTGTTCATGGGTGCTTCTGTTAAATACATCCTGATGGATGAACAGTTTAAGAATGAATCTCAAATCTATGCACAGGCACTAACACGAACAGCCACCACAAGGGGCTACATTGCTGTTACAGCAACGCCGGAGCAAGGTGTAACGCCTCTATGGGATAAGTTTAGCAAGGATGATAGCGGCTTCTTATACTTCCAAAATGCCACATGGGAACATGCAGAGCACTTAACTGATGAAGATAAGGCAAGGCTGCTGGCTGGTATTCCTGAATATCAAAGAGAGATGCGCTCTAAAGGGATTCCTGTTTTAGGTTCGGGTGCTGTTTATCCTTTCAGCGATAAAGAGATTAATGAAACGTTAAGCGTAGAGAAAATTAAAGCCAATCCATTTGCATATAAATTGCTTTGGGGTTGTGACTTTGGTTATTCAAGTAATACAGATGCTGACCCCTCAACACTTGTGTTAGTAGCTTACGAGCCTGAAACAGATAAGGTGTTTGTTATTGATGAATGGCAGAGCAAATTAGATGCAAAGAAAAATAGACTTGCTCACATGCCTGACCATATGGCAACAATCATCAAGAATAGCCCCTTCCCTTTTGCTCCTTTAGTTGTTCCTCATGATGGTAAGAAACAAATTGATGGCACTAACACTAACAGATTAAGTGAATTTAAGCGTCTGGGTGTTAACGTCCTGCCTACTGTCTTTGAGATTCCATATCAACTTACTATGGGTGCTTATGAGAAGCCTAAACATTCACGCTCTCTGCACTGGACTATTCAACACCTCTGCAAACTCTTCAGCGAAGATAAATTGAAAGTAGATGTAGATAAGCTGAAATATCTGATGAGTGAGTTCCGTGTATATCAATACAAGGATAATGGACAGCCAATAGATAGACGCAACCACTTACTAGACGCAATGCGTATTGCTGTTATGTCAGTCAAATATAAAGGCGACTTTGCATCACGCTGTTTGTTTGGTGGTTCAAAGGGTAAATGGGAAACAGGTGAAAAGGTTAACAAGGCCTTTGCATCTCGTCGATTCTAATAAAAGGATTTAGAAATGAAAAAACGTAAGGCGAATTATACAGAGGAAGAGCTAATTGCCATCCTCAATCAAAACTACAACTTCTGCTACGATGACAAACAAAGCTATGCAGACCGTTATGATAAGTGCTTTGATTACTACGCTGGCATTGCCCCGGTAGATGAAAACAATACAGGTGTAGACCCCATCCCTGTTGTTCGTGAGATTGTTGATGAAAACTTTCAAATCTTACAAGGCCTGTTTAATGGCTCCACCTCATCCAGTGTGCTTGTTACTTCAGCAAACATTAAATCAACGCTAGCGGAAGCCATTAGCAGTGAACTGAACACGGTAGCGCGTAACCTTAATAACATCTCTCGTAAGATGGAAAACTATATTAAGGAAACACTTCTTACTGGTCAGAGCCATATGAAAATTTACATGGAAGACCGCATTGATGATGAGCGAGTTATTGATTTTGAAGACCGCACAGAGACAGCATTAGACCTGTTAGAAAAAGGCCTGAAAGCTCGTGGCTTCAATGACATTACGGTTAAGGTTGATACAAAGAAAACCAAAACTAAACGCACTACACAGGAAGAGCGTGAAGCAACTAGTAAGCTGGGTTTGCCAGTAGTTAAAAGCTACAAGGTTTACTCTGGTAAAATCACTGCTATTTCTCGTGTTGTATTCCCTGCTATTGATTACATCCCATTTCAAGAGGTGTTCATTCACCCTCAAACGCAATACAGCTTAGATGAAGCGCCTTATTTCTGTCACCGTTACATGATGACCATTAATGATGGTTTGCTTAATGGCTGGGATGAAGATGTGATGATGGCAGGGCAAGACCTTAACGGGGATGCTGATAGCAGCTTTGCTAACACTGGCTTAATCATTGGTAATCGCTTTGACCCGTACACTGATACAGCGTCAGGCATCACTATTAACAATGCACAGAATGTTTTCCCTGTTTATGAACACTACATCAAGATTGCTTATCGTGGCTCCGTTCCTAAGCTCTGGAAGTTTACAACCACTGCTAACAGCTTGCTTCAAGACCCTGAGGAACTGGAAGAGATTCCTTTTGTTTCTTCTCGTGTACATGAGATTCCTAACAGCTTCTACGGTATGGGCATCTATGACACGGCTAAGTTTTTGCAAGACAGTGCGACCCGTGAAAACCGAATGCTCACCTACTCTGCAAGCAAGAATACGTTAGGCCAATATTGGGCATTGAAAGAAGCGTACGACCCTGAAGCATTGCTTACGCCTCGTGCGGGTGGTGTTGTCGAGGTAGACCAGATTAACGCTGTTGGTGTTCTTCCCTCTGCTGATGTTAGCAACGCTCTGAACCTGCTAATGAATCAAACCAACTCACGCATTCAAGGCCAAATGAAAAGCGCTGGCAGCATTGGTGAGCAGGCTGAGAAATACGGAGAGATGGCAGGTGTAGCCCTTTCAATGCTGATTGATAAGCAAGAGCAATCACCTAAATCACGAGCTGCTACCTTTGCTGAAACTGGCTTAGTGCCACTGTACAAGAAACTCTATCGTCTTCTTCAGCGCATCCAACACCCTCTTATGAATGAATCAGGTGGTTATTCTCTCGCTGACTTCCCTAAAGAAATTGGGCTTAGCTTTGACGTTTCCACTGTCACCGATAAGCAGCAAGCGGCACAGAACGTAATCACGGCTATCAATATGGCTAAAGAGCTTTACGGCACGTTGCCTAAGTTCATCACAGAGGAAAACGTATACAGCGCCTTAGCTCATTACGTAACAGCAGGCACAGGCAATGAAGACGTTAGCTCTTACATTACAGACCCTGCAACGCAGAAGCCGAACAAGCTACAGATTCACATGGAAGCCCTTGAACTGAACGCTAAGAAAGAAGCCTTAGAAGCACAGGCTGAAGGTTATCGTTTAGCTAATGGCAAGCTCCTTTCTGAGATTCGTAAGAATGACGCACAGGCAGCTAATTACACTGCTCAAATGGTGCAGACGAAAGAGAAAGATAAACATGATGCTGAAACATTCAACTTAACTGTTGAACAGATGAAGCTTGAAAATCAATCGTTAGCTATGGACGTTATTACTAAGCGTGAAGAACTAAGTGAGATGCCAACACGTTTAGCAATGGATGCAGCAACACTTGAAAGCCAATTAACAGCAGAGCAAGTGAACATTGTTAATGGTGAATATGTACAGGGGGCTAATACTTGATTACCTCTCTTGAGCTGAAGAATGTAGTGCTGCCCTGTGTGGCACTACGTAAACATGAATTACACAATAGAATGCTTTCTTGCACAGAAGAAGAATTGATTAAGTTACGCATTGCTATTGATGAATATAAAAGGTTTGAAAACTTCTTAACTACGGAATTGAAAAAAGAAGAATCAAGCTTTATCCGTGAATTGAATAAATAAGGATTACAAATGGAAAACATGAATGAAATTTCTACCGATGATTTCTCCTCTTTCTTCTCTGGTGAAATTGCTTTTGCAGATGAAGCGCCAGCAGTAGAACAGACAAGCGAACAAATTGAAGACCTGATGAGTCATGAAATCTGGAATGAAGAAAGCGGTGAGAATGAGCAGGTTGATTTAGAGGGTATTAGTAACGGCTTCTTTGATGATAGCGCTGATGAACTGAGTGAGGACTTTAATGAATTTTCTTCACCTTCAGAGCTTCCTGAAACCATCGCTTTTGATGGTGAGCGTTATGACCGCACACAGGTAGAAAAAGCAATTGCAATGCACAGCAAGATTGATAACTTTGCTAAAGAAGTTAACTCTCACTTTGAAGAACTGGAATCATGGGAAAACAACATGAACCAGCTTCAATACGTTGCCACTTCAGAGATTAATGAATACATCGACCATTATCAGGGTGTTCTTGATAACCCTCGCGCTGATGCTGTTAGTCGTACCGAAGCCTATCAAGAGATTAAGCGTTATCAGAGCCAGAAGGCTGCAATTGAAATGCAATATCAGCAGACTGCCAAACAACTGGCAGAGCGTAAAGCCAATGCAGAGCGCCTGAAAGGTAAGGCTGTATACAATCAGCTTACCAATAGTGGCTGGAAAGATGGTGACTTCTCTACTGTTGCTAATTACATGTCTAACAACAATCTTATCATTCCATTTGGTGTTGTTGATAGCTCTCTGATGATTGCCTTAAAGAAAGCTGCGATGTTTGACGCTGGTCAGGCTGCTAATAAAGAAGAAATTGAATCTTCTGTTCAGCGGGCCATTGCTGGCAAGCCAGCACGCAATAACAAACCTATCATCACTCCTGAAAATTCCCGCATTCGCGCTAAAGCTGAAAAGATGGCTGCTACAGGTGAGCTATCCACACAAGATATGTTTAATTTCCTCAGAGATTAATCATAAGGGAAGCGCTGCCGATTCTTCGGTGGCGCATTAATAACAAGGAGAAATAAACATGCCTCTTTTTAGAAACTCAAGTGGTAGCTCTGACACAAACAGCTCCTCCACTACAAATAGCAGTACATGGAACTCAAGTCAGATTGAAGACTTTCTAACTAATCAATATGACCCTAGCTTGTTCTATGAAAACATCAATCCTGTAAATATGTCACCAGCCATGCAAGCCGTATTAGGTTATGAAACAAGTGGTAAAGGCATTCAGACAGGAAAGAGTGTCATCGGTAAAGGTCTAGGCATTGCCGGTACAGCTCTAGATGATTTCCAGAATATCAAAGGTGTATCTGGTCAGGATATTATGGATAGCTGGATGGGTGCTACCAAGCAGATTTATGGTAATGCTTCTGACTTTATCAGCGCCCAAGACCAAGCAATTGAAAATAGTGTTCTTGTTAATTACGGTGATAACGCTGCTAATTTTAACACTCAACAAATGAATGGTAATAACGGCTCATTCACAAGCGCTCAAGCTTACGGCAATACAGCTATGGCTGTTGATGCTGCTAACTCTATGGCCTCACAAGAAAGCAAGGTTGCTAACTCAGTATTAGCCGCTTCTGCTTCTGTTGCTGGCTCTGGTGTTCGCTCTATGGCTAAGAAGAATGTAGCTCAGATGGGGCTTGAAGGTAATGTTGCCACTGGTCTTATTTCTACTGGTGCAAATATGGCTAATAAGAGCGTTCACAATATGTGGAACGCTGGATTGGTTGAAACTGGTTATCAGGGTTATGTAGATAAAACCAACCGTCATAACGATATGATTAATGGAAACATTGGACTTGCTGACGATATGCTTTGGTTACAAACAATGCTACAGGCTGGCAACGTTGAAACAAATTCAACCACTTCCAGTAATTCGCACAGTAGCTGGTAATAAGGAGAAGAATTATGTGGGAATGGATGGCTGCTACATTTGGCAGCTCAATGATTAAAAGCGCTGGTAAAGACGGTAGCGGCTTTATGTCTAACAACATGATGCAGGGTGTAGGCGATGCTTTAGGCTCTGTTGGCAAGCTGGGTGCTATGGGTGGTCGTGGTGGTCATGGTGGTGGGGGTGGTAGCGCTCACTCTTCCTCTTATCATGCTCAAACTAACGCTAATCCTGCCAACTTCCTTAATCAGAGCTTCAGCAATATGAAAGCTCCTGATAATGGACAGCAGAAGTTTAACAGTCTCAAGAATATGTTTTAAGGAACAGGCCTGTTCATTCAGGCCTCTCTTATAAGGAAATAATATGAACTATTACAGTGAGGTTGATAACTCCCTAGAGAATGCAACCAGCAATTACGACAAGCTAATCTCAATGGCATTAGGCACAGCTCAGAGCAATAAAGATGAACAAAAAGAAGCAGCAATGAACAAAGCCTTATTAGCTGAAGGGTTTAGGCCTGTCATTACCCCTGATAAACAGGAAATGTGGATTCCAAAGCCTAAAGTGGCAAGTGATGACATTCAACCCTTCCAGAAATCAACAGCCTCTATGTCTCCAGAGCTGTTACAGCAAACCTACCCTTTTCTTCAATATGCAGAGAAACATTTTATTCCTGTAGTTGAACAACTGGTGACAGGATTACAGAATCAACAGATTAGCCTTCAGTATTTTCAAGAGCAATTACTAGCCCTGATGAATGGTGGTGTTGATGAAGCTGTTAAAGCCACTGGTGGTTATGGTAAACAAGGCAAGGGTGCAGTAGCAGAATCTACAAGCGCAGCAGAAACAGCAGCAATCATCCGCAAAGAAAAGAATGCTTATAAGATGCTGACTAAGGTTAGTGACTATGCAGATAATCAATATATGAACATTGAAGGAGGTAAGAAATAATGGCTATTACTAACACGCCCTACCCGATTCAAACATATAGCGATTTAAAGAAAGCCGTAGCTGAGTGGATTGACAGAGATGATGAAGAGTTTGTTAATCAAATTCCTAACTTCATTAACTTTGCTGAGAAAGAAATCTACCGCACCTTGCGCGCACCAGCATTACAGAAAGAAACCTACATTCAAATTGTTAATGGTCAGGCAACTATTCCTTCTGATTGGATTGAGTCTGTAGCTATGTATTCTGCTAATGGCTGGATTAGACCGCGAGAGACTTCTTTTGATGAAATCATTAGACGCAAGCACACACTAAACAATGAAGAGGTCTTATTCACTCGCGTCGGTCGTCGCTGGTTCTTCTCTCCTGAGATTAACGCAAGTGTCACCATGATTAATGGTGAAGCCCCTGAAGACGCTATGATTCTTAACTATTACGCTGATACCAGTGAAATGACAGATGATACTGATGAATCACCCCTCCTCACACTTGCTCCTGATTTGCTTCTGTATACAGCGTTAAAACACGCCTGTGTGTTTGTTCAGGATAAAGACGGGGAACAAGCATGGAGTGATAAGGCTTCAAGCTCATATCAGCAACTAACACAGCAAACCAAGTCTCAGGATTACAGTGCATCCAATAAAGTGATTC